TAAGCGCAAGATGCTGTCTGGCGACTTTGACAAGTTTAGGGTTTGGAAAGGGACATACTGATGCGCTATTTTAAGCTGTCAGACTTTGATTGCCAGGAGACCGGCAACAACGAGATGTCCGAGGAATTTCTTTGGGCTCTTGACTCTCTGCGCCATGCTTGCGGGTTCCCGTTTATCATTACCAGTGGCTACCGCGATCCAGAAGGCCACAGCATTGAAAAAGCGAAGGCCAAGCCAGGCACCCACGCACGCGGAATTGCCGCAGACATTAAGATCAACAATGGCAACGAGGCATACCAGATCATTAAGCACGCCCAGGAGATGGGGTTTAATGGCATAGGGGTCGCCAAGACGTTTATCCATGTAGACATAAGGGACTCAATGCCTGTTATCTGGTCATACTGAGGTTCCACGTAGAACATGCCCTGCCTAGTGCGGGGCTTTTTTTTGCCTGTTTGTTACTGAAAGTGTTGACGGAGTAGTCGTAAAGCTTTACAATGGCACCTCAATCAATAAAGAAAGGGCAACAAAATGAAAGCATCTTATTTATCACAGTGGGAAATCCAGCAAATGGCTGAAGCAGCTCTTACTTCATACGAGTTTAGCTGTTGCTGGAAGCGAGCCTTTGAAGAGGCTTGTGAGTTTGCAGCAGATGAGTTTGGGGTTAAGGCTACTAAAGCTCAAGCTGCGACAGCAATAAGAATTGCTCAAACTGGATGGGAAGGAATCCGACAGTCAGTGCAAAAAGTAATGTATAGCTGATTTAACCGCCCTTTCGAGGGCATTTGCTGTAGGAGGCAATCATGGGAATAAACGATTTAAACGATCTGGAGCGCGGTGAGTACGACTGCGTTCTAGGTTATCAAGCCCTAGACGGGCAATCAGAGGCTTACTATGCAGGTTATGGTGAGCGGTACGCAAAAGAACAGACTGTAGGAGGTGCAAGTGGAAATTGAAAGAGGTGTCGAGTTAGTTCCGCACAAAAGCAGTAAAGGGTGCGGAGAAAATCAAAAGGTTGCATTGAAAATGGAATCTGGAGATTCAATCTTTTTTAAGTCATTTAGCAAGTGTCAGTCGTTTTATTTGACAATGCAGGGGCTTGGAATTAATTCAACAACTAGAAAGCAAATGAACGGATATAGACTTTGGAGACTGTAGGAGGTCAACATGAAATCAAGTGAATCAATCAATGAACTAGCCAGCGCACTGTGTGCTGCACAATCTCAGATGGGGGGTGCTGTTAAAGACAGCGCTAACCCTTTCTTCAAATCTAGCTATGCCGATCTAACGTCTGTAATTAAGGCGATCAAGCAGCCCTTTGCTGATAACGGCCTAAGCTATACCCAGTTCCCGGTAAGCAATGAAAACGGTGTTGGCGTATCTACCCGCCTGATGCACATATCTGGTCAGTGGCTAGAAATGGAATACACCCTGCCAACTGTTAAGAAAGACCCCCAGGCTTCAGGGTCAGCCATAACATACGCAAGACGGTACGCCCTGCAGTCTATCGCTGGCATCCCAACTGCAGACGATGATGCAGAATCTGCAATGCTGCGCGGTGATGACAAGAAAGTTGTGTCTGACGATCAGATCATAGCCATCAAGAAATTACTTGATGAGACTGGTGCCGACAGCGAGAAGTTTTGCAAGTGGCTGAAGGTTCGCTCTGTTGATCAGATACTGGCTATGCACTATGACCGCGCTGTTGCCGCGCTAGAGGCTAAGAAGTGATCATCCTGGACCATGAGCAGGGTTCACCAGAGTGGCTTGCTGCAAGACTGGGCAAGCCATCCGCTAGCATGTTTTCCAAGCTAATTACTCAGACTGGAAAGCCATCTACCTCTGCTGATGGGTACATCAACGAATTGATCGCAGAACGCCTTACAGGGCACTCTGAGCCGTTTCACGTTACTGAGTGGATGCTGCGCGGCAATGAGATTGAGCCAGAGGCCAGGGAGTCCTACGAATTCATTTCTGGCAATGATGTAATCGAGACTGGCTTTATTCTTGACACTAGCTGGGAGTTTGGCTGCTCGCCTGACGGTTTGATCAAAGAAGAGGGTGGATTAGAAATAAAGTGCCCCGCTCCTAAGACTATGGTCAGCTATCTCAGAGACCCGCAGGTCGGTGTTAAGAAATACTGGCAGCAAATCCAAGGCTGTATGTGGATAACTAAACGTGATTGGTGGGACTTTTTTGCCTACCATCCTGAAATGCCGCACGTTCTAGTGCGTGTAGAACGCGATGATGACTATATCGCAAAACTGTCTGCCGAGGTCGATAAGGCCGTAGCGGAAATTTTAAACCAAGTGGAGAAGTTAAAATGAAAGTAGGATTATCTGTACGAATCGATGTTACCAAGATCGACAAGTCACGACTGTACAAAGGCGCCAAGGGCACGTACCTGGACCTGACTACCTTTGTAGATACCGATCAGCAGGACCAATATGAGAACAATGGATTTATATCTCAATCGGTCACCAAAGAAGAGCGCGACGCTAAGGTTCAGACGCCAATCTTGGGTAATGTGAAGGTGATTTACACTGACGGCCAGGCAGCAGCACCTGCAAAGCAGGCCGATATGAGCATTGAACAGCTCGATGAAGACATCCCGTTCTAGGTAAAAAAGCCCCCTTACGGCACAAGTGCTTTCAGGGGGCAAACTACCATAGGAGAATGCAGGACCGGGGGAACAGCCCTACGTCCCAAGGATAACACAGGAATACTGATTATGACTAATGCAGGACAGTGCTTAATAACCGCCCAGGAGCTAAATAACATCAATTCTAGCCGCTTGGCCGCTTTAATGAACGTAAGCCGCCAGAGAGTGTTTCAATGGCGTAAGCAGGAAAACATGAAGCTGCACACTGTGCAGGGATTGTGCAAGATATTTGACTTGACGCTGGATCAGTTTTGCCAGCTAAAAGGAGAATAAAATAAAACCCCCATTGCGGGGGCTTTACAGTAAGCCGGGGAAAGGCTTATACTTGTTGTGCGAAGAACAAGAAAGGCAAGTTTACCATACTGTCCGATACAGTACACTAGGTCTCCCTTTCTTTTTCTCTCAAGTGTTCGGGTGTGTGGCGTGGGAATTAATAACCCATGATCGAGAGTGACCCCTCTGATAGCACCTCCTAATCGGTTTGACTGCCGAGCAGGAAATAACGACGGCCAGGATGGCGTGATTCTAAATACGAGCACAAATTAGTCACTGAGTCGCTTTGCCCTCAGATTTAAAAATCTACTTTGCTAAGTAGAAAGGGTTATATCGTCTTGCAAATAATAAGAAAAAAAGTAAATATAAAGAAACATTTATTAAATACTGGGCGAGGCTTGCCGAGCCATTACTTACATAAAACATAGGGAAAAATGATGTGGATATTACCAAAGAATTACCAACTGTCATCGCATTTTGCGCAGGATATGGTGGAATCGAAAGAGGACTTGACCTTGCCGGGATTGAACATAGAGTCATCGCTTATGTGGAGATCGAAGCCTTCGCCATTGCGAACCTGGTCCAGAAGATGGAAGCCGGGCAGTTACCTCCCGCACCTATTTACACGGATATTAAAACCTTCCCAGCAGAAGTATTTCGAGGAAAAGTTAGCATCCTCACTGGAGGATATCCATGTCAACCTTTCTCAGCAGCAGGGAAGCGACTCGGAGAAGATGACCCAAGACACCTCTGGCCCCACATACGGAGACACATCGAATCAATTAGACCTGCTAGATGCTTCTTTGAAAACGTCGAGGGACACATCTCGCTTGGACTCTCCAGCGTCATCAGCGACCTGGAAGAAGATTGTTACCGAGCAACGTGGGGAATATTCTCAGCGCGTGAAGTTGGCGCACCTCACCAAAGAAAACGAGTCTACATCTTGGCTGAGTCCAACGACGATAGACATAAGCAGAACCCCCAGCGGGATGCAAAAGAGAGTGGAGTACAGGGCGAGTATTGGGCGGAAGTATGTCGAGGGATGCCTGACAGAGCAAGTAATGAATCGACAGCAGAATTGGCCTACGCCTCAAGCGATGATGCCGGAACAAACTTACGAAACGTGGAAAGCGCGGATGGAGAGGAAGACAGACCCAAAATCAAAAAACAAAAAGGTTCCCGACAACCTAGCGATAGCGGTAAAGCTCAGGGATTCGATGGAGACAACGGAGAGCTGGCCGACCGTCACAGTCAACGGGAATTACAACCGCAAGGGCGTGAGCAAAACGAGCGGGGACGGGCTGGCGACAGTGGTAAGGAATTGGGCGACTCCAGCAGCACACGAAGCTCGACTTGGCTATCAAGACCGGAGCGATCCGACAAAGAAAGGCACTCAGAAGTCGCTAACAACAGTAGTGATAGATCAGGCTGGCGGCAGGTCGGAATGCCCTGGCCAACTGAACCCAGAGTGGGTAGAGTGGTTAATGGGTGTGCCGACAGGGTGGACAGGATTAGGCTCTTGGGAAACGGAGTAGTACCGCAAACGGCGGCTAAGGCTTGGACAGTATTAAGCGAGAGATTAGTATGAGCGGTAAAGGAAGTAAACAGCGACCGACCAATAAAGTTGAGTTTGACAAAAACTTTGACAATATTTTCGGAAACAAAGATACTAAGGTTTCTAAACCAACGGGGAAGTGCGATGAAAGAGTTAAGCGAAAAGCAGTTATTAGAGGAAATTAAGGAAAAATTTGAGTACCGTGATGGTAACTTGTACTGGCGCGAAGGGAATGGCCGAAAGTCTGGCAAGCTAATAGGCGGCGGCAAAGGGTTATACAAGATTTGCGCCGTAAATAGAGTACCCTATTATCAACACAGGCTTATATTTTTATATCACCACGGGTACATGCCTAAGTACCTGGACCACATCAACAACGACCGGCATGATAACCGGATCGAAAATTTGCGTGCTGTGTCTGCGCGGCAAAACCAGCACAACAGGTCGATCAACAAAAACAGCACCAGTGGCGTGAAGGGCGTATGCTTGCATAAGCCTTCAGGTAAGTGGATGGCTCATGTGTGCTGTGATTCAAAATCGTATTACGGCGGTCTGCACGATAATATCCATGATGCGGCGCAGGCCACCAAGGAAATGCGCAAAAAACTACACGGCAAATTTGCTAATCACGGATAGGGGGAACCATGCTACTAAATACTAAAGAAGACTGGCAGCCGGATGAGGCTGACACTATCGCCTGGCAGAGATCGTATCCTGCCGTCAATGTTCACCAAGAGCTCATGGCAATGGAGTCCTGGTGCGACGCGAATCCAACTAAACGCAAAACAAAGCAGGGCATCAAGCGCTTTGTTAACTCTTGGCTAGCCAGGGCGCAGAACCAGGGCGGCTCTCCGATGGCCAAGAAGGCTGGCAAGAATGAAAGCATAAG